AAAGCGACGGAAGAATTGCTGAAGACATGCCAGAAAGTGTAAAAGCAGCCTGGGTAACGTATAGACAAAAACTAAGAGATTTACCTGACAGGTGGGCCGATGTACCTAATCACTTAATTAGATTTCCACTAAGCCCTGATCAAACAGTTGATATAGAATTCGAAAACCCGGAAGTAAAGGTTATTAGAGTTGAAGAAAGAACTGCTGCTGATCAAGCAGCGTTAGATCAACTACCATCAGCATGTAGGTAACAACTTAAAAAGGTCTGGCAACAGGCCTTTTTTTCTGACCTGTAAGCCAGTACCGAATACAGTAATAGAGCGCCATAATAAATATTGTAAACTTAACATAAGAGGATACAGTATTAATGAAAAAAGCATTCTTTATTAACGGAGGCGCAGGAAGAGTATTATGCGCAATCCCGGCCTTAGAACATTACATAAAAAATGTTGATCCAACGGCAGTAATTATTGTTGAAGGATGGGTAGAATTATGCTTATTAAATAAAACAATTATGCATAATGTATATCCTGCAGATCATCCAAATCTTTTTGAAAAATTAAAAGATCGAGAAGTTATTTCTCCAGAGCCATATCGGCTAAATGCATATTTTAATCAAAGATGTAATCTTGCACAAGCATTTGATATGTTAATTAATTATGATTTACCTCCAGAAGAAATTCCTGCTACTAAAGAATTTAATATTTTTATTAGTAAGGCAGATAACTTAGCAGCACAAAATCTTGTTAGTGAAGCAAAGAAGCATACTAAAAAAGATAAAATAGTAGTGTTCCAACCATTTGGCTCGGCAGCAAAAGTTGAAGGAAATTATATTATTGACGAAAGCGGAAGATCGTTTGAAGTTGAAGATATTTTAAAAATAATTGAAGAATTAAACAAACAATATGCTGTAATTATGATGGGAGATATTAAACTACCACTGCAAAGTCCAGTTGGTATTATTGTTCCTGAGCAAATAAATTTGCTACAATGGGCTGCAATTATTAATGCATCTGATTACTTTTTGGGTTGCGACAGTGTAGGTCAGCATCTTGCACATGCTGTAGAAAAACCTAGTACAGTAGTTATCGGTAGTACATTCCCTGAGAATACGTCATACCCAAATAGTCCTATAATGAATATTATAGATAACGGCAAGGGAAGAAAAATGTATTCACCTATAAGAATGACATATGATATTAGAATTGAAAAAAATAATGAATACTTAATGAAATTAGACGACAAGACTATTAATAACATTGTGTCTACTATTAAAAATAAATTAGGTACTTCTACAGTTAAATCTATGCCAGTAACTAAGCAACTTGAATCAAAAGTTGCTTTGTAATAAAGAGGATTATATGAAACATAAAACAGGTTATATTGCAGGAATTGCTAGAGGGCATAATGCAGGAGTATGTCTTCTTAAAGATGGAGAAATTGTATTTTCGATTGAAGAAGAGAGATTAACACGACAAAAATATGATGGTACTCCGTTTGCTAGTATTATTAAAATTTTAGAATATACAGATAAAATTGATTATCTAGTTATTTCACATACACATGCAGATGAAAATCTTACTGATTATACTGCTGAAGATCCGTATACTTCGTTAGCAAGAAAATTAAAATTGATCGATCCTGCCCAAGGCAGAGATCATCCACAAGTTGTTGAATATTGGGACCAGCATCATAGAAGTCATGCAGCTTGTTCATTTTATAGATCAGGGTTCGACGAAGCAAACGTTGTTATTGTAGACGGCGCAGGCACCTTTGCTAAACGCCGCGACGGTCACACTATGTGGGAAGTAGAAAGTATTTTCTATGCATCATATCCTGACAACTTTGCTGAACTATACAAGCACTTTGGTGGAAACGGCCCTTGGGAAACTGAATATTTTAACGATGACGTTGAAGTGTTAATCGATGATAAAGCAGGTATTGTAAAAGCATATGAAGCTGTAACACAATACTGCGGCTGGCAAGCTATCGAAGCTGGTAAAACAATGGGATTATCACCTTACGGCGAGCCTAATAAAGCGCCAAGAATATATGATACAGTTAGTGCAAACAGAGATATTATTATGCCAACGTATCCAAATGGTGCATTAGTTAACGAAGCATTGTACTCTGAATTGCAAGATAGAAAATATAAACCTGCAGAAATATGGGCACAGTTAACTGAAAATAGTTCACAAGAAGAAATAAGAGCTGCTGAACAACTACTCAATAGCGAAGATTTAACACTATTGCCATCTAGACGAAATATGGCATATAATGTGCAAGCTGAATCTCAACAAAAAGTATTAGAGTTAATATTAAAAGCAATTGAAAAGACTGGTAATAAAAATGTTGTAGTAAGTGGCGGTTATGGATTAAATTGTGTTGCTAATTATTTCTATTTACAGCACCTGCCAGAAGGCACAAAATTATATGTTGAGCCTATATCTACAGATGCAGGTACAGCTATTGGTGCAGCACTATATCATTATCATAAAACTACTAAAGATGATAAAGTTAGACAAAAAGATGAAAATTTATATCTTGGACCTATTCAAAATATTACTCAAGATGAAATTGAAAACTGTGCAAGACAATACAACGGAGAGATTCAATATAATGTTGAATACAAGGATGTTATTAACACTATTAGAGAAAAAAACATTGTAGCATTGTTTCAAGAAAGATGCGAAAATGGACCTAGAGCATTAGGTAACAGAAGTTTAATGTTTGATCCTACATTCCCTGATGGTAAGGATTTTGTTAACTTAATTAAGAAGAGAGAATATTTTAGACCATTTGCGGCATCAGTACTACAAGATGATGTACATGAATGGTTTGATTTACGCGGCATGGAAGAATCTCCCAGTATGATGTATGCTGTAAATTGCCGACCAGGAGTTGAAGAAAAAATTCCTGCTGTAATTCACGTAGATGGAACTTGTAGAATACAAACTGTTACTAAAGAACAAAATGAACATTGGTACAATTTGATTTTAGAATTTAAAAATCAAACAGGCGTACCTGCATTATTTAATACAAGTTTTAATCTTGGAGGTGAACCATTAGTTGAAACAATTGACGATGCAATGCGTACATTATATAATTCTGGTATTAACTATTTGTATTTTCCCAGAACACGAATGTTAGTAAGGATAGAACACAATGCAAGAGCCTAATCTCACAGTACCTGTAGAAGGACAAATAGTAACACTATTTCCTACACCTTTGTATACACATCGATTAGAAAATGACGAACATACTTATTTTCAAAGTGATCTTCAACAAGTAGTTGATAATTTATACAAAGAAAATGAATGGGGTCAGAACAAAGACTGGAATACTGGTACACATCATCTATCTAATAACGGCAATTTTAGAGAATGTATAATAACATCTAAAAAAATGATAAATGTTAAGCAATCTATTTTACATCATTGCGGCAACTATATGCAACATATGAATGTTAAAGAAATATATAGGCCTGCAATTACATCATCATGGTTAACATTAACTAAACCAGGGTTACATGCTCATATACATGATCACGGTACTAATCATATTAGTGGAGTATATTGGCATAAAACAAACGGCCAAGATGGCAATATAGTTTTTAGAAATGCACTTAAAGCATTAAAGTGTAATCCAATTGGAGCATCGTTTGCGCACGAAAATGAATTTTGTCCAGAGGAAGGGCGAATTGTTATGTGGCCTAGTTTTTTAGATCATGCTGTTAATGAAAATAGAACTAATGATGATCGTATTAGTTTGTCATTTAATATAGTATTAGAAACAGGTATTACTGCTTAGTCTCTAACCAATTAACAAACGATAAAAGATCATCAAATATGATGGTCTTTTTCTTTATCTTTTGATTACTAAATTTGTTTAGTTCTTTGATAGTTTCTTCACCATGGCCTGTGCGTACTAATACTGGTGTTGCTCCAATTTTAAATGCAGCCTTAAGATCAGATATCTTATCACCTACGAAATAACCATTTTTAAATTTAATATATTTTATTTCGTTTTCACATCGTTTAAACATACCAGTATTAGGCTTTGCATATATATCATTACGCAAATTGCTTTCACTATAAAACAGTCC